TTAGAAATTAGTGATCAACACCTCATTTGCAGCTGTGACACCCTTAGCACTTGCCGAGTAAGTTGTTTTCACTGATTCAATCTTGAAGCTGCCGAAGGTGGAGCGAACACCAGGCACATCATTCAGACTCAAAATGAACTTTCCTTTCAAACTAGCCAATAGACTGGCCAGCTTTGAAAAGTCATCTCGACCAAAGATATTGCGCCCATAGTCGCCCTCACATCCCCAATAAGGTGGATCTATGTAAAACAAGGTTCCAGACTTGTCAAATCGGGTTAAAACCGTCTCATAGGGCAAGTTTTCAACAAACACGCGTTTTAAGCGGGCCTCAGCCGATGCGATATCAGCATCTAGTGTTGTCAGGTTCAGCCTAGGTGCCCCAGTCGCTGCCACGCCAAACGACGGGCTATACACTCGGGCGCCAAACGACATCTTGGATACATAGTAAAAACGAGCGGCTCGTTGTATGTCAGTCAGCACATCAGCTGGGGTGCACAAAAACCGCCTGAACTCATCACGAGCAATCAACTGCCCATCAAGCTGCTCAATAAAAGCAGGTCGATGGTGTTTGACAACACGGTAAAAATTGACAAGCTCACTGTTGATATCGTTGATGATCTCAACCTTGCTCGGCTCCTTGCTGAAGAGCACCCATGCGGCTCCTGCAAAAACCTCGACATACGCAGTGTGGACAGGCATTCGCTCAATGATTTGAGTTGCCAGCTTACTTTTACCGCCCAGCCATGCTAGTGGGCTTTTCTTCTTGGCCATGTAGGCTCCCTTCCGAACGAGGCACTCCATGGTGCTCAGGTTGGGGGCTCTTGGCCCTCACGTCATTCAAAGTGCGGCACCTACCGCATTTGATTTGAACTCTTTCAAAAACTCCGCGTGCCAGCAATTTGCTGCACGCACCACATCTCATTTCTTGCATATCGGCATCTTTGATAATGGCCCTACCTGTACAGGTGGCGGGGCCTTTGGTCGATGCCGTGCTACTTCACGGCGGAGGTGGGTGGGCGAGATGTTTCAGCATCAAGTCCACTCGCCCTGTCTTTTTTAACAATGATCTCCCGTTGGGTCAAACGGGTCGAGCAGGGTTTCACACACGTAAGCTGCAAGCGATGTTCGCCAGCCGTTGTCAGATGTGTGATGGCGCTGCAAACGTTGAGTCACCAGCCACTCTTTGGGTGGCTCCAAAAAAATCAGTGCGGCGATTGTGATGTTGCACACCACGTCCATCAGCGCCGCTACGATCACGAATGGATAGAGCAGCGCTAGAGGAACCCCACTCAAACGGCCCGTAAGCTTGGCCCTGTAAGCCGCCATCGTCAAAACGTACAACGCATAAAAGACCCAAAGATATGCTGCCATCAATATTGCTTGTTCGATCATGATCAGTCCTCCCATGTCAGTGCAGGCAATACATTGCGCACATCATCAATTGATGCTGGCATCGGCTTTGAGCCTTGCATCACTTCATCTAAAAGTACATAACTTGCGGCCCAAGTTTGGTCGCGTAGATCAACGCAGCGCTGTCCTTCCTGCCTAAATTTGGTCACCGTTGAAGACGCATAGGTACAGGCACTCAAGATGCCGTCATAGCCGCGCTGTTGTACAAAAGCATCCAAATTTGCCTGAATGGCCGCCTTGAAGGAATCAACCATTTGGTCAACTGTGGGCGGAATAACTGGCATGGCATCTAAGGCGTTGGCTGGAGGCTCAATACCAATCTCAGTGATGACATGATGGCTTCCATCATCTAACCAATACTCATGGCCACGCCAATCTGAGCGAACTACCCAATCGCCGTTTTCGAAATAAACCACCTCATGTTCAGCCTGAACCGGCTTAGGTTTATCTGTACCAAGATCAGACAAAGTTTTGCCTAAAACAGGCTCAACGACTTCACCGTTGACAGTATCAAAAATCTTAGTTGACGTAATGAAATCAACGAGGATCCAAGCGCCATCTTGAAAAACTGGCCACTTATCAATTTCAGCGGGTGGCTCAATATCTGTCGCAAATGCAGGAATCAAGTAAACACCAGGCTCAAGCGGGGACTGATGTGCAAAATTCAGATCTTCGTTCGCCTCAATAGAAAGATCGAGATATCGGCCATCATCCCGGCTGTAGTGAAAAATTCTCTTTGACATTTTCGTCCTTAGTATTTGATGATGCCGTAGTCAGCGAGGTAAGGTGGTAGGTTGGCATTTGTCGCGCTTAAGCCAGTAGTTCCGATTGAAATACTTGCATAAGCGGTTTGTGTTGATTGATTAACGCTACCTCCAAAAGCTGTACCACCGTATCCACCGCCACCAGAAAACCCAAGAGTTCCTTGATACGCAATACCATGAGCATGACCTGAATCAGACGCAGTATGACTATGACTCACAACGATTGAATCCTTATTACCACCAGTAGCACCGACGATGTAAAGATTGCCCGCACCAATCGACATGCGGTTTCGGTCATCAGGTAGGTTGAAAGTCGTTGAGCCATCGCCCGCGCCGAAGGTTGTACCAATTACCGCAAACAACGCAGCGTAAGCCGTACGCGAAATTGCAGCACCGTTGCGAATCAGCCAGCCAGAAGGTGGCGTAGATGATGGCCACCTTATAGACATTCCTGGCAAAAAGACATCAGGTGGTAAAGCATTCAAAATAATCCAGTCGGTGCCGTCATATTCCAAATCTACAAGCTGATTTGCTTTGATTACAGGTGGTACTTTTATGCCTAGGCTGTCATATTGCTTGATCAAAGGAAGCAGTGAACCTACCGTGTAAAACGTTGGATTCAATCCACCAGCAGTATGAAACTTCACTCGAATTCTCAACCCAACAGATAGCTCGGAAATTGCATATCCTCCAACTGGCGTAGACACTACAAATGCGGTGCTACTGCCCATGGTTGTGTATGCACTATGCCTTTGTATACGTGCTGCATTAATCAAAGATTTTGCTGCTTGTTGAGAGTCACTCTTAGACAACACAGCGCCTGACATTTCAACAAGCGCCACTAACTCCGATTGCACAGAATTAAGCCACTCGGCTGTCACAGCCGTAGGCTGTTGGCCCGTGGAAATATCTTCATCTACAAAAGCACCATCAACGCTACCTTCACCATCAATTTTGAACACGCCACACCCCTCCTGGGCCAATGCCCGTATTTACTAACCAAATAAATGTGTGCGCCTGCTTAAAAGCCAGCAATGCATCCCACAAAGCATCGGCACTTACAACTGCTGCGTCATAACTCACCACCAAAATGAATTTGGCTCGACTGCTCCAGCACTTAGATCCAACTGCGAAGCCAGCAGTCAGGGGTGCAACACGCGAAAGAGCAATTGACTCCTTTGCCTGAGCCGTTACCTGTGACTCTTGCGCGATGCGCAAATAATCGGAATCTGCCCATCGAGTAGCCAACATCCTGTGGCGCTCGATAGACAAATCAAATACCCCCTGCACCTGTGCTCCCACACGCTCAAGCTCTTGAGCCGTTGCCAAGAGCATTGATGCACCAACACCTCCCGTTGGCCATTGCCACGCCTCACCGGGCGGCAACAGCGCACGCAGCGCCTCTAAATAATCGTCAGCCGTGTACTGATATAACTGCATCACGACCACACGACAGGTTGAAGTACAAACACCTCACCACTCGTACACACCACATCAGCCGATGGCAACATGCGCGTGTAATTAACCGTCACGGCTGCAATCGCTGCATCCACTTCAGCCGTAGTAATCACTGCTTTGCTAGATTTCTTGTCAAGCACCATTGCAGCCAAACTATCTGTAATTGATAGGCGATTAGACGCAGTGTTTGCTATCGCAGAAAGAGCGATGCTGATCGTCACTGGATGCACCAATGGAGCCACCACACGCACGTCAGCAGATGGTGCTTCAACCGCTAAATAGTTCGTCACAGCTTCAATCACCGCCGTCGATGGCAATCTATCTGGTAAACCATTGCAAATTGGACGCACGACCACGGACCCCACACCCAGTACGTGTACATCCACCAACGCCCCCGTGACAGATGGATGCGCTGTTTTGGCCCAATACACATAATCAGCAGGCTTACCGCCTCGGGCACCATCAATCACCAATGTGCGCCACTGATCTGCCACACGCGAGCGCCAGTCATCTACCAGCTCATCATCCGCGCCACCCGTCAGACCATCAATCCCCACCGCTACTGTGCTGGATACACCTGCGACGGCAGCTGTCAATGTCAACTGCTGACCTGACATCAAGTTGGTGGATGCACCAGTCGTTTCGCAACGCACAGTCGCACCAACTGTGCCGTTTAGACCTACCGTGACAGCGGCCGTAGCTGTGTAATCCAAGCCATTGCTGCCCCGCATCACAGTGCCCGCCAGGAGTACAGCGCCTGGTGTACCTGTTACCGACACCTGGCCACTGGCAGCTGTTGCCAAAAGTCTGTCTACGTTGTACAGCGTCGCATAGTCATACAACCGCTCAAGCTCACAAGTGAGCGGTGATGTTTGCAACACCGTCCAATCTAAGTGTCCATGCAACCCATGGCATGCACGCGCCCACGCAGCAGCCAATGGTTCGCGCAAGGATGCAGGCATAGACGCCAAATCTGTGGCTATGCGTGTTTGTAAATCAGCAAATGATGGTCGTGTGTAAAGCATTTTGTTGGGTGCGTTTTCAGGACTTGTGAAAAGAATCAAATCAAAGTGTCAAGCCAACTGAAAACGCATGGCCATTGTGTTTTCCAGTCACCTCCAGTGCCACCACGGAAACACTTCCGCCCGACACATCACTCACCTCAATATCCGTCATAGTGGGCGCATAAGCATCCAAAGCGCGTTGCACCTCAGATACCGCTTCATCACGCGCAGCGCTGCCAAGTGCTTGTCTCCGTACATGCCACAAACCACTACCAGCAAACGGGTCAGCCCACCAGCCTCGAGGACTATCAACTACTCGCGATCCAATCAGACCGTCAGGCGCACGTGCGTCTGTGAAAAGCGCTGCATAAATCAATGTTGCAGCGGCAGCTTGAGCTGCATTCGCACGCTCTTCACTCACTGAGAATTCGATGTCAAACACTTGCTGACCATCTATTTCTTTACGGACCAAGTTAAGCATGACCATATCCACCCATTTAATTAGTTCACATCGCTTGTTGGCGTGCCAGGTGTAGTGCTGGTGTGCTTGTGTCCTGCACCCACAGACTTGCCGCCCTGTGACAAAGCGCCTGCCACATCCACAGACGCTGAAAAAGCAGCAGCACCTGAGACAGTCAACCCACCGCCAATATGTACATCGCCCGTTACCTCAAATAGCGGGGTTTCAGCCATCACCTTGGTATTAGCTTTGACAGTCACAAAACCACCGGCGCCTAGCTTCACAAAATTGCCATCGTCGTCGTGCAGCGCCACCTCGCCCTCAATCAAATCCATTTGGTAACGCTTGTCACCAATCACCAAAGCAATGCCATGTGCACGGTCACCAGATGGAAACACCATGTAAACCTGCGCACCAGGCTTAGGACGCGAAGAAAGGCCAAAGGGCTCTACGCGTCGAACCTTAGGCAAAATCTCATCATCCAAAACAGTTACCTGTACATACTCAGCACCCACCAGTGTGGCCACCCCTTGGGCCACCATCAAACGAAGTCGATGCCATGCGCTATTCATCGCCGCCCCCCGCTTGAGCGCAATGCATCAGATGCACCCACCCCAGATGCGCGTTTTTTACGCGTCTTGGGCTCGCCTACAAACGCAGCACGCGGCATCACCTGCATACGCGTCTCACGTCCACCCTGTGCATCAAAGCTCAAAGTGCGCTCACCAATAAACAAGACTTCATCAATGCCCTCGGGCTCAATCACCACGCGCACCTGTGTGTTGACTCGCCACAAGTCATTGGCGTGGCCCCAGCCGCGCACCGTCAGCTCAATGCGGTTAGCACGCGCTTGGCGTCGGTTGCGTTCTAGCAAAGCGCGGCTGTCGCAGCCTTGTAAATCACCGCCGTGGCGGTCAGCCACGATATGCATTGGTCGAAAAAATGTCAGCGCATCGTCCTTAGCGCTACCTTTAAGCGCTCGAGCACTCACATAGTCAAAACTCTTCACCACGTATTCGCTAAAACGCAAACGGTGCTCATCCACCACGTCGTAGCTCACGATATCGCGGCCATACAGCAACGTAGCTACTGCGGCATCCTTCGTAGGCTCTGTCAGCACCAACCCGCCGCTGGGCAGTGGGTACAACAGTAAGTTGGCAGCACGTGCAGCATTCAGCAGTGCATTGGCAGGCAGCTCGCACTGCATCGAAAACTCAGGCACCAGTTGTGTCTTTGCATGCACCTCCAAAGGCACTTTAAAGATCTCACAAAGCCGCTTTGCTATCTCACCCAATGTCAGCCCACTCAATGTCGCGCTGTACTGGCAGTCCACCAGCTCGCGTGCAATGCTGCGTGCCTCTACCGAAATGCTGTGCTGTGTAGCCGCCACCCTGCGGCGCAGCATGTCAATACGAGTAACAGCTAAAGGTGAGTCCCCAACCAACACACTAACTACCGTGTTAGCCGTCAGCCCCAAATTGCCACCAGAACCAGCCATGGCCGCACTCTCTAGCTGTACCGATGTACAAAGCTCATCGACACTCTCGCGCACACTCACTCGGTGCCACGCATCAAAGCGCTTGCCGTCAAACGACAAAGTGACGGACTCAGACATTCAGCACCCCACGCACAAAAAGAGGGTGTTGAACTGCATTGCGCTCCACCAGTGCGGCCTCAGTCAACCCATGCTCATAAGCCAACACCACAGCAGGTAAAGCCGTTGCTACCATCACACTATTTGTATCTAAAACTTGAGCTTGCAATGCGTTGACAAACAAGGCACGTGCGTTAGCTGCCTCAAAAAACAATGCATCTGACATTTTGGGCATCAGCACATCAAGCGTGGTCAATACAACCGACTGAACCGTGTCTCTAGCTGCTGCATTCGTGTAGTCCGTCAGCGCCAAACTCATCGCTGACGCTACCCACAGCGTGCTCCGCATCACTGCATCAGCCTGCAAGTTTTGGCGAAGAGCCTCTATAGGCTTATCGTCATACTGCTCGACGGCCGTCGCAGTCGCAATACGAGACAGGGCTGCCACTACACGCACACGCGCCGTCTCACTCAAATCATCGATCGCTGACAGGCCAATCGAGGTAGACAAGTTACGCATCATCACAGCGTAGCCATCAGGCACTGCCAATACCTCGCCAACCAAACCTTTGGCGCTTGTTACTGCGCCTAGCACCTGCGTGGCCATCGTCAGTGGCATACGGGCCATGGCTAATCCGTTACGCAACACATCCAGCTTGCCCTGCACCTGCGCCACAAACTTATTTACCGACTCAGCTGCCATGCTTAAAAATGCGAAGGGGCTAGCCTTGGCCATCTTGTCCACCGCTGCAAATGCGGTGTCCACCATATCTACCGTAGGTACAAATGGTGCTTGGCCACCGGGTACAAAATCCACACTCACCGTGCAGTAGCCGCCCTTGTCCGTACTCTCATGCACACCCCAGTTATGTGCACGTACCCATACCTCGCCCAACCAAGGATGCATCAGCCAATCTGCACCACCTTCACACAAAAGTGACAAAAACTTGTTGCGCTGCAAGTCGTAATCAGGGCCGATAAAGTACGCTGACACCTTGTAGCTATCAGCCTTGGCACCCAGCTCTTCAACGATGGGCTCATCAGCACCTGGCAGCTCTGTCACCACCAAGCGTTCGCCATGGGTGCTGTCGTGGCTATCGGTCAAAAACTCGAACTTGCGCCATTTGGCACGCTTGAGACGATTTGTCCAATCAGTCATGGCATACCCCACAGGTTGCCGGTATCAGTTTGCACAGAGCCAGTCATGCCTGATGCAGTGACATTCGATGAGGCCACCCGCACACGTTCATCACTGACCGAGAGTTTGATATCTGCAGCCATCTTGGGTGCCTCGGCACTGGGCTTGAGCATGTCTTTGATGCTCTCCCAACCAACGCCCAAACCACCGCCCACTGCTGCACCTACAGCTGTACCTAATACTGGCACTACGCTGCCGATAAATGCACCTGTGGCTGCACCGTTGAGTGCGCTAGACCCATAGCGGCTGATTGCCGACTCTTCACCAAATGCCGCATTCAATCCGGCACCACCAGCCATCGCGCCAACCCCAAGCGCACCACCGCGCAACAGCGTTTTACCAGCGGGCAAATACTTGCCAGCAGTGCGGGCGATAGCGCCGCCACCGCCCGCACCACCACCTGTAGCCATTGCAAAAACTCCAGCACCGCCAGCCGCTGCCACTAACGCCGTAGCAGCAAGCGAAGCGCCACCTGTGAGTTCAGGGAATTTTTGAGCCATAGATGCAATCGCATCGTTGACTTTTCCAAATGGCCCACCGCCTACAGTTTGCTGTTCAGCTGCTTTGACAGCCTCTTCACGCTGCCGCGCACGATAGGCACCTGTACCAGAAATTAAGTCAAAGTTTTTGTCAGTTGCACCGCCATCGCGCACATCATTCGCACGCACCTCTTTCAGCACGTCTTGCATGTAGGCTTTGTTGTTCATCATGCCAAGCAGCGCCATCAGCGCTTGGCGATCTTGAATCAACTTACCAATGCCAGCACCTTGTGCAATCGTCGTCATGCTTTCCAGCGCATCGCGGCGCTCACCATCGCTACCCGCGCTCTTGAGCTTTTTTTGCAGCTCTTGGTAATCAGCGCGTTTAGACACGGTGTTGCTCACCAGTTCACCAAACGCATCCACACTGTCTACACCTTTGGCGCGTTTTCTTTGCAAGTATTCGGGCAAGTTGATGCCTAGCTTTTTGGCATCGTTCGCCGTGTCTTGGCTGTTGATTTTTGACAGCAAGTTCACCACGTTGTTACCAGCGTCGTCCTTACTGCCTGCCGTGATAGCAGCTGCTTGATTCAGCGCGGCCAGCTTTGCAAAGCCTTCCTTGCCACTCAGTCCACTCATCGTGGCCGCAGCCATTTGTTGGGGCAGCCACTTGCTCATATCTTTGAGTTCAAAGCCGCCTGCTTGTCCAGCAGCCAGCGCCATGTTGAGCACATTGGGCATGTCCTCAGACTTGATCTTAAAAGTCTGCATCGCTCGAATTCCGATGTTGGCCAACTGCGTAGGATCTGCATTGGCAGCGCTGGCGGCCTTGGTTACATGAGGCAGCATGGTTACCGCTTGCGCGGGTGACATAGCGCCACTGGCAATCATTGAATCAAGCGCCTCAGCCGCTCCCTCACGAGTACCTCCACCACTTTGTTGCGCCTTATTAATGGCAATGCGCAGTTCATTCATCCCCAACTTGCGGCCTGCCACATCACGCTCACGAAAAGCTGTGTTTGACATATGTGCCAAACGCTCATCAAAGGTCATCGCTTGTTTGATTGGATTTGCCAGCGCATATGCGGCCGCAGCTCCTCCAGCGGCCACAATGCCGCCCATTTGTAGCGCCTTGGCGCCACGCGCTGTTTGCTCTTGTGCTTTGGTCAGCTTGCCCATCTCGTTGGTGAGCGCCGTCACCTTGGCACGTGTCGCATCTAGTGCGCGAGCTTGCTCGCCAGCCGTCATCTTGGCGCTACGCATCAGCCGCTCATACGCAGCCTCGGTTTGCTGTATTTCTCGTTGTATGCGCTGCTCACTGCGTACACCCAGCATCTCACGTGCGTAGCTTGTTTTTTCGTAACTGCTGCGTTGTCGGTTATTACCGGCTTCTACTGCATCCGTAGTTTTCTTGGCAGATGCAGCCGCACGCTGTGCAGCTTTATCAATGCCTGGTGTAGCTTGGTCTTGCAGACCAAGGCGTACTGCTACATCTACATCCGCGCCACTCATTGACCCAACCCGCCCATAAAAAAACTCCATGCACTTTTGATGCATGGAGCTTATTTTTTTATGGTACGTTTATCACCGGAGGAAATACTTCCGATCAGTTTTGCATACTGACTATGGTGTCGTAGTTGCGTTGCATGGTTTTCTTTCCGTTAGTTGGTAACCGGGATTCCTCCACTATCAATGATCTGCTGCTCGGTAAAAGCCCCGACTAAAAGAATGGCCGAATGGACTCGCAATGTTTGCACTATTGCGGAAGCGTAGTTAGTTACTCCGAACAACTGATTGCCCCCGCCTGGTGCAGACCCATTTGTGACGGTAAAAGCAAACAAGTTAGGTGTTGTTGTCGCCGTTTTGTTTGGACTGAAATTGTCCTTCACACCTCCATGCGTATTCTTTAGAGAAAAACTCAAAGTTCCGGACGAAACGCTGACTACGGCCGCCACCGTAAAGGACTTCAATGCTGTTCCTCCTGAGATAAGCACAGCTTGCTCTGCGGCTGAAAAGGCATTGGCGGTGAAAGTAAGTAATCCATTCGTATAGGTGGCCCCACTGACTAAGTTCCACGGAGACAGCCCGAGATTAAAGCTGCTTCTTAGTAAGTTAGGTAGTGGAACTCGGCGACATTGGCTCATGCGGGTTGCTTTGCGTCGCATTACACAATCTCTGTAATCCGAATACTTCCATCAAGACTCTCACGCAAAACACTGATTGTTGTGTTCGCTGGAACATCGAAATCAAGACGTTCACCGGCCGCGATGTAATGGCTCCACGGGATCAACGCTGTTGCAGTGCCGCTAATCGAATACCAAGTGCCTTGCGTTGCATACATGCTCACACGTCGGCATGTAGTGGTCAGCGCAAGACTCGCAGCAACAGCGCCTACAGCTTGCACGCGTGGGGTGCTAGGTGTGCCGAGGGTATCGACAGGTAACAGGCCTGGAGTGATGGCTACAGGGACACGCACTAACAAGGTCGCCCAGTTTAGCAATCCGCGCTTTAGCGCCGAGATGATGGTGTAGTTACCTGTTCCATCTGTAGCTGCTGATGCATCTGCCACAGCACCTATTACAGTGACTACTTGACTATCAGATGCCAGCGTGACTCGGTTAGTCTTGGCAGTCACATTACCAGCACCAGCATCTCTGTCCAACGAGACTGGCAATGCCGACGCACGAATCTGAACATCAGTGAGCGGTCCAGTTACCCCAATTCCTGCAACTAAACGCTCATAGATCGCACGAAGCCAACCACGTACACCCGTACCAATAATAGGGGGCGGTGTTGCACCATCTGTACCCAAAGAGGTATTGGTAGATTGAACGCTAGTATCAAGTGCTAAACCAGCAGCAAGAAGCTGCGCTTCTGTTAGAGCATCGCCTGTAGCTTGTGAACCTGAAGTACTCAACCCTCGGACTTTGACGATGGGGATATGCGTCCCATCACCTAAATCCTCGACCAGTGGATCAGTACCACCGGTGAACGCTTTTTCAGTCATTGCCAAATTCCTTTAAAAATCTTTACCTGCCATCACAGCAGCTACTGTGGCCCATACGTAAAGCTCGCGCAGCGATAGAGCCTTGACAACAGGCAGTGGTTGGTTCAGCACACCTGTAACCAGCGCCACTGCCCGAACCACGCGCTTTATTTTTTTTCAGATTGCTTCAAAGCATCAGCATCACTGTCGGCCGATTGCGCTTCATCTTCAGCCAGCAGTTTGTCAACTATCGCTTCAGCACGTCGATAGTCAACGCCATTCATGCGTTTGACCACCGCTTCTTCGGTACCTGCGATGTTGGCAATCAGCGCAATGCGTTGGGCCACACCACCGCGCACATCAAACGCCAAGTAGTCAGCGGCAATGGTGTGATCACGAAAATTCAGCTCACTGATAGTGACCTTGTCACTCACCACAATGGGGTGTTTGAGTGGTAGTTTCATCACATCTTCTCGCTTGCGTTGCTGACCAGCTTGAGCTTGCTCTCGCCGTCACCAATAGGTACCACAGTCTCAGCCCAAGCGCGTGACATCAAATGCACAGTGCCGTCACTTAGGCGCACCGTTACGTCCTCGCCCTTGATGTTGTTCAGTGCACTCACATCAATGCCAGGTGTGAGGTGAATATTCAGATCAGCCGTGGCGGGCACACTGGTCTCGGTGTAACCGCCATCTTCAGCTTTGCGACCAGGCTTATGTGCACGGGTCACACCGCTCGGGGTAAATGTGCCAGGGTTTTGCGCCAGTGCCAGCTTGCCCACGCTGGGCACACTGACAGTTTCAATGTTGGTAATTTGGCTCATATTGATGTACCTTTAAAGTGTGTTTAAACGGGCTTAAAACTGCTTAGACAGCTTTACGAAACTGCGCACGGCCAGCCAAGATGTAGAACGGGCTCAGCAGCACTGGCGTGTCCAAATAGTTAAAACGGCTTGGGTTTTGCGGATCTTGCTCGACCACCAAGTTGTCTTTGTAGTAGTCGTACTCTTGCACCCAACCCAAATCGCGCATGAGGGTGTTGCGGTACAAGCTCAACAGCATGGCACGAACATCATCCTCAGTGGTAATGCGCAGACCAGGCTTATAGCCTTCATTTGTTTTTGCAGCGGCCGTGCCGGTGAAGCGCTTGATGGCAGCCATGCGTTGCTCGTATCGAATGCGCTCCATCACCTCTGCGGCATTGATGTCCAGGAAGGCGTCATCAGCACTGCCATCTGCACGCGTTTGGTACATACTGATGATGCGCTTGATGGTGCAGCTACCGTCTTTGGCGTACTGCAAAACACTCATGCCCTTGAACAGCAAACTATTCGACTGTGTCCAGTCGTAGTAGCTGGTAGCCACCATGCCCACCAGTGGTGTGCCTTCTAAGCTCTCCACAGGGTTGTTATAGAGCTTAGGTGCGGCAGATCCTGCCAGCATGGCAGCGGCCTCCCATGTGGTGGTTGGGTTAATGCCCAAGGCCAAGGTGGCAATGTGCTCGTAGTTTTTATTGGAGCCGTATGTCACTGCACCGGCGTAGTCACCGCGCATCGCTGTGAAAGCGCGGAACCCTGCTTGCACAGGCGGCTTGTAGCGTGCCTGGCTCTCTGCATGCCATGCGGCAAGTGTGGCCGCATCGTTGATACCCAACGCCACGTAGCGAAACCAACGCTGTCCGATTATGGTGGTCAAGTCACCAGGTGCAGGGTCACCCGTTCCACCGGCGATTGCCACCACCGACATCACCAGTCCTGTGGGCAGTGATTCGCCGTACAAGCCCGTGCGCAAGTCGATGTTGTTGCCACAAGTTCCTTTGTGTTTGGCTGTCAACGTCACCACGGCCGCTGCGGCTATGGCGGTGACTGGCAATGAAGCATCTGAGTTGACAGCAGCCGCGATGGCCGTGGCCACACTGGTCTGGGCCTGTGCAGCAGTTACGCCCACACTGACCAAGGTACCCGCAATGTAGAGCGCCAATGTGCCAGCAGCCGTTGGTGATGTCGTGATGGTCAGCAGGCCAAATGCTGTAACACCCGCTGGGTTGTCTGCATAGGGCAGCATGTAAACATCCAGTGCGCTATCGCAAGCACGGTAGCGCTCTACCATTTTTGCCAGCATAGAGCCCACACCGGCTTTTGTTTTGGCATCAGCAACGCTACTCACTAGCGTGATTTCACCAGCTGCGGCTGTGCCGCTAGAGAGCTTTTGACCCACAATCAATACGGCAGGAATGTCTCCACCCAAGCCCGCTTGAGAGCCATCTACTTCAATGTATGCACCGGGGTAGCGCAGTGCGCTTGGAATTTGATTAAACGAAATGGTCATAGGTTTTCTCCAGTATTAACGTTGGGGTTTTGCACGCCGCTAAATGCTGGCGGGGTTGGTAAATAGTTGTCTATCTCAGCGGTCAATGTGTAACGGTCACGCCACCACAAATCACCGTCGGTGTACTCAATCACTTGGCCACCAGCAAATTCAATGCGTGATGCTGTAGGAACTACACGCCATCCACGCAACTGTTGGTACACCGCGTTGCGGTAGAGCAATAGCGCATCGTCTGTTGCACCTGCCGTGGCAGTACGAATGTTGGTAATAGCAATCACTACATCAAATGCCACCGTCACGCTGTCTAGCCGTTCACCCGTTGGTTTTGACGGGTCAGCAGCACGCACTATCCAGCATCCCGGTAATGGCAAGTTGACAGTAGATGCCAGCTTGGCAAACTCAGCGGCACCCGCCACCTCGCGAAACCACACATCACCAGACCAAACTTGCGGTTTGGATTTGAGACGATCAATGATTGGCAGCAAACTCAACATCACAGCGCCTCATCATCCGTAGTGAATGCAGATGCCCCAAAACGGCCAGGAGAGGACTCCATCACCACCATGTCCGCACTGTCATCACTCGTGGTCGTACCGGTGCCGGTGTCTGTGCTGGGTGTGAGGTCTATCAAGCCGCGCTTGTGTTGCTCTAGCAGTTTGATGACGCCGTCGTAGGCCATGCCGTCGGTCTTGTCCAAACCCTCTGCACCTTGCAGGTAATACAAGGCCACGGTGCAACACATGCGCGTCAACGTAGCCGATATGGCCGTGGTGGGGACGCCGTAGCCCACTATCAGCTCATGCGCATCTGTGAGTGCATGGTCAATAGCGGAAAGTGCCTCGGCTACAGCCGCTTGCACATCAGAAGGCTCGGTGGCGATGCTGCCACCCGTCAAAGCCGTGCGCATCACGTCCAGTTGCACCATTGCCAAATCAGTAGGTACAACCAACTGCGAAAGGCGACGGGCGTTAGAGCGCGTGAGCAGGTCTTGACGGGTGGCAAACATCAGCGATCCTTCTTGCCGTTAGCAGCTGCACCAGCAGCTTTATTAGCCGCGTCAACATCAGCCGCAGCTTGTTGCTGCAACTGCTCGGCTTCGGTGCGAGCAGAAGCTGCCGCTTGCGCGTCTTCTTGGGCCTTGGCTTTTAATGCTTCGGCTTCAGAACGCGCTTGCGTTGCCGCCTGTGCAGCTGCCTGCGCATCTTGCAGCTGCGCTTGCGCTTGCTCACGTGCCTGTGCAGCCGCTTGCGCGTCTTTCTCTGCTTGCGCTTTCAGCTCGGCTACGGCATCAGCTTTGGCCTTGGCATCGTCTGCCAGTGCTTGCGCCTCAGTCGCTTGCACAGTCAATTCAGCGGCTACTTCGTCTGCGTTGTAATCTTCAGGCTGCTCAGTGGTCACTTCCAACATTTGCTCGACTTCCAAGCGCTGACGGGTGGCTGCATCCACATCCGCCAAGCACTTCCATGCGCGGCCAAACATCGTGCCGCAACGCATGAATTGCGTTGGGCCATTTTTCTGTCCAATTCGGACAAACAAGGTTGTATTGCTCATCATTTGCTCCCTTAGTCCATCCAAGGTGTCACGATCAGTTCAACGCGCTTGTAGAGCGGGTTGTCTGCACCGTTGGCCAAGGTCTTGGTGTTGATGATGTTTTCAGCCGCAACGCGGTTAGAAATGCCCACCGCTAAGGTGTCAGCGCTGATGCCCAGCTTGCGGCCACCGTCGCCCTTAGTCTTCATCATTGCGTCATACGCAGCATTGAAATTGGCAGTGGTCAAATCTGCTTTGCTTCCAAATGCGCATTGCCAAAAGCCGTATGCTGCGTTACCGCGCCAACGACCACCGAACGAATACACGTCCAAGTCAAACACGTTTTGGTTGTTTGGCGATGTGACCGACTCCAACGAAGCTGGAATTCGCTCTTGCAAGTACAAAGGCTTGGGGGCACGTTTGGTGCACAGCAAAATCCAAGGGGCACTGTTACCTGTTTGCATGTTGCTCACGGACGTAACAGCGCCTGTACCGTCTTCATTCGCATAAACAGGATGGTCTGTGTCGAAGAAGTACTGATCGTCGTAGCACAACGATGCAAAGCCAGCGGCCAACGCTTGAAAAATCAAATCGTTTTGCAGATCTTTTGCAGCTTGGCCATGACCTTCGGCGACAGATCCGTAATGACCGAAAGAGTTGTCTTCGATGTCTGTACGCTCCACATCAATCGTCGCTTCAAACTTTTTATTGGTCACAGCGTAGGCTTTTTCGGCCAACTTTTTGTGCAAGCGGCTGCCAACCCATTCGCGAAAAGCGGGGAACTGTGTGAGCCACGCATAGGTGTTGCTCTTGTCTGAGCTAGTGATGTAACCAGCCACTTTGCGCCAATCATCTGGGCTAAGTGCGAGGCCCGCATTGAAGCGAGCTTTGAGCGTTGTTTTCAACGCGTCTAATTGTGCTTGGGTCAACATGTGTTGCTGTCCTTCAAAGTTGAGTTGGGAAATTGGGGCCTGCGTTTAAGCAGCCTTGGGCAAAGATTTACCGTCGCGGGTGGCGATGTACGCCTCGGGTGACACGCCCATACGGGTGCATGTGGCCAGCTCAACCTCACTCAAGCCGTGGCCACCTTGATCGTCTTTGTCGGCTTGACGCTCTTGCTTGACCAAGGGAGCTGTAGCGTCCAGGTATTCGGTAAGTGCAGCGAGGCTTTGCTTTTCGGCCCAAGCTTTTTGAGCGGGCGCCAAGCGACCGCTGGTCAATGCGGCGGTCAGCAGCGTGGCGTGCTTTTCTTTGTCTTGCGCGGCCTTGGCCGCATTCAGCTCGGCCACGGCCGTGTCACGCTCGGCGGTGAGCGCAGCCACACCCCTGACTTGCGCCTTGAGCGTGTCGCGTTCGGATGTGAGCGCCGCGATCTGTTGGTCTTTGTCCATATCGTCGTCCTTTGTCGATGTAGATTGGTTGGTTAAAAAAGTCGAGCGCGTCATCGCCGCCCGCTGCGTGAGCGGGTCAAGCCCGTCGATGCCTGGTGTGTTGGTGAGTGCTACGGAAAGAATCTCCAGCACCTCACCCGTGTCTGCGTAATAAGTAAAGACCGCGCTGATATAGCGATACTCTTTTTCGGCAATACGCTCTTTACCCTCGGCAGTCCAGCCGATGCCCGTGGCCCACAAACCATTTGCCGTTGTGCCGTTTTCGCGCCACTCAAAATTTTTGAACCAGCCAGCCGCTGGCACAGGCTGGCCGTTGTAGGCACTACGCAGAGATTGATGCTCGTAGTCAATCAGGAAATCATTCTTTTGCTGTGCAGCACGCTCAATCACGCGTGCTGCAATGGTGGCGTCCAGCAGCCATGCGGCACATTCCTCGGGGCGCGTGTCGGTAGAGCGAAAAGGGCCAGGCGGCAGCAAGTGAGCTTCTGTGGTGACTTGCACCACACCAGCACCATCAGCTTCACCAGCGCCGAGCTGGAACACCAAGCTAGCGGTTTTGACTTGTTGGCCTTGTTGCTGATTTTGTTTAACTGACAC